AAAAGCCTACAGTAAGTGCAAAGCCTACAGTAAGTGCAAAGCCTACAGTAAGTGCAAAGCCTACAGTAAGTGCAAAGCCTACAGTAAGTGCAAAGCCTACAGTAAGTGCAAAGCACAAAGCCTACGGTAAGTGCAAAGCACAAAGCCTTTTTGTCTTGAGCCAAAATGGCTACGGTACTAGATTAATTAAATAAAATAAATATATATTTATTTTTTCAATTTTTTTAAATTAATATAAATTTTGAAGCTAAACTACAATTTGATACTACAATTTGATACTGCAATCTGTATAATTGTTGGATTTTTTCTCATATTAGCACTAGCAAATTGTAAAGCTATTCCATTTTGTGATACAGCTTTTAATACAATATTATAATTATCTTTTAAATTTTTACTAACAAATTCTAAAGCTACACCACAATCTGAAATAGCTTTTAAGACAATTGTAGGATTATTTTTTAAATTATCACTAGCAAATTCTAATGCTATGCCACAATCTTCAACAGCTTTTTCAACAATTTTATAATTATCTTTCATATTAACACTTGCAAATTTCAAAGCCCATCCACAATTTGAGACTGCTTTTTGTACAATTTGAGGATGATTTTTTAATCTATCACTTGCAAAATTTAAAGCCCATCCAAAATTCAGTGAATTTGGTGTAATATTTATAAATTAAGTACTAGTAATTTGTAAGCCAATTCTCAATTCAGAAATAGCTTTTTTATACTATTTCTGGATTATAGTGTTTACACAAAAAATCAAAAGTTTTACAATTTTGTGTAATTTTTGCTATTTCTACAATTTCTTTTATACTTCTAAGTCTTGGACTTGCAAATTCTAAAGCTAAACCATTTTGTGCAGTTGCAGTCATAACGACATCATAATCATCTTTAAGTATTAAAGATGCATATCTTAAATTATACCCAGACTTTGCAACTGATGCTATTACAATTTTTTTATTATTTTTGATTCTGTCAGGAGTTGTATCTCTTAAACTCCAATCCCCATGTGAAACAGCTAGTTCAATTAATGAGTCATCTTCTAAGAATGAATCATCAACCATCTCTAAAATATATGGAGAACCTTTAATGGCTATTTCTATAATTTGTTTGTTATTTTTTATTCTATCACTTGCATGTCTTAAATTATGAGGATTGTATTTTAATGACATAATAACAATGTCTTCATTGTCTGTGTATTCTTCAGTAGTTTTTGCTAATGATCCAAACTCTTTAATTATTCTAATAATCATTGGGTCAAGATTCATAAATACAATGGTTAAAGATGTCCCAATAGTAATTGTATCATAATCTAAATCATCTATTTTAGTATATATAGTGTTAGTATTATCCAATATCTTATAGATATTGGGTGATAAATCTTCGAATAAAAGTCTAACTTCATTATAAGATAATGTTAAAGATGTTGTACAACATCTAAATAATTCCCCAGAACAGGAATACAAGTTAATTGTAGGCATAATGACATAATAAATATATTTAAATATAATTATTAATTATTTTTTTCAATTTTTTTTATAGAAAAAATATGCAGCTTTTTTTTAACAATTTTATAATTATCTATCATATTAAACCTAATAAATTCTAAAAACCATCTAGAATTTGAGACTGCTTTTTGTACAATTTAAGGATTTTTTTAATTTATTACTAGTAAATTATAATGCATAACCATATTTATTAACAGCAATTATTTCTTATTTTTTACACCTTTGAAGATTTAAAATAATACAAATCAAAGTTGGATACACTCAATTCAATGTTAGAAAAAACATAGTTTTTTATTTTATTCATGTAAATTATGATTATACTTAAAAAGATTATATATTTTCAAGCATGATTAAACCAGTATCAACAAATATTCATGATTTGTATCATTTTAAATCTTTAATGGTGTAAATGTAGTATTTTCTATATTAAATACTCTAAACACCTATATCATTAAATATAACATGTATTATAATAAAAGTAATAAATAATATATAATTTTTTATAGTATAATAATAAAAAAATATACATATATTAATTATCGATATATTCAAGTTCTATACAAGATAGTTTTTTATAAACTGCTAAATTTATAAATGTATCATTATATCTTAATCTATCACTTGCAAATTTTAGAGCAATACCCGATTTAGATACTGCTTTTTCTACAATATGTTGATTATCTTTTAATCTATCACTTGCAAATTTTAGTGCGAGTCCAAATTGAGATACTGCTTTTTCTACAATTTGTTGATTATCTTTTAATACATAACTTGCAAACTCTAAAGCCCATCCACAATTTGATACTGCAGTTTCTACTATTTCTGGATTATCTCTTAATTCGATGCTAGCAAATTCTAAAGCAGAACCATGTGTTGAAACTGCACTCATAACAATATCATAATTATTTCTTAATTGAATACTTGCATATTGTAAAGTTCTTGCTAATTTTCCTACAGATAATCTTATAATTTTTTCATTATTTCTAATTCTATTACTTGCATATAGCCAAAAATAAGATGCAAGTGCAAGTGTTATAAGTGATTCATCTAGTAATAATGAATCACTTACAAAATCTAGAGCATTGCCATTTTTTTTAATAGCAGTTTGTACAATTAATTTATTATTTCTTAATCTATCACTTGCAAATTCTAAATTATTACCATCATATTTAACTGCCATCATAACAATGTCTTCATTATCTGTATATTCTTCGCTAGCATGTGCTAAATAACGTTTATATTTAATTTTTTTAATAATTATTGGATCATAATTCATAAATACAATAGTTAATAAAGTTCCAATAGTAATTTCATCATAATCTAAATCATATAATGTTGTATATATAATTTTATTATTATCCAATATTTTATAGATTTTTGATGACAATTTATCAAATAAACGTCTAATCTCATAATAAGGTAATTTAGAATTTTCTATATTAAAAACTCTAAATAACTCACCAGAAATTGAATATACTTGTATTGTAGCCATTACAATAATTATTATATGTATTTATTATTAATTATTTTTCAATTTTTTTATAAAAAAACAAATTTATTAAAATAAATTTGTTTTCTGTTCCATCTTGGTCAAGCTAATCATCTTACATTGAGACAAGCCTTATGTCTGAATCATCATGACATTCAAAGACTTTGGCGATAGTCCATCTCATGGTCCATCTCATGGTCTACTTTTATGGTCCACTTCATGGTCCATCTCATGGTCCATCTCATGGTCTACTTTCATGGTCCATCTCATGGTCCATCTCATGGTCCATCTCATGGTCCATCTCATGGTCCATCTCATGGTCCATCTCATGGTCCATATCATGGTATACTTTCATGGTCCATCTCATGGTCCATCTCATGGTCCATCTCATGGTCCATCTCATGGTCCATCTCAGTCAAACTAATCTTCTCACAATTGACAAATGTCTGATTCATCATGTCATCCAAAGACTTTTGCTTATACTGGAGTTCGCTCATCTCACTGTCCAATTCAGGAATAGGTTTGCATTTTTTACGTGTCTTGTTCTGATTTCCTACTAACTTTTTCATGCCATGGATAAATTGAGAAGACACATTGTGGATATCGTCAATAGTGCCAACATTGCCAGACTTTTTGCAATACAATGAAAAAGCCTTCTTACTTAAAAATGAGATATGTTTGTTTGAGATGCTTTGTCCGGCTATACTGTAGACCCTAGAAACAGCATTACATCTGATAACATGTCTCTCTTGTCTGTCAGACGCACTATTACTGTTGAAGAGTGAATCACTGTTGAAGAGTGAAATGAATATGTCAATCATCTCGTAGAAAAGGGTAAACTTTAATCTTACTTTTTGTGTGAGTTGTTCTCGGGCAATGATTCCATTTTTATTACACCAATCATATCCATACCAAAGCAAGTGTTCCATCAAATCCTCTGAAATGCGGTAGTTTGCATTGACATTATCCAGCACATTTATGATTGCATACCACTGAGAACTTTGTTCAACGTCCTTAGGCTCTACAGCAGCATTGTTGAACATCAACGCAAACATATTAACTAGATGGCGCATGACTATCTCTGAAATGATGTGGGTCTCAACCCCATCACCCCATTGTGAGAAATACATCGTCCTTACAAAGGTGCTGCAACTAATGCACCAAGCTTTAAGACACAACCTGATGCAATAAGCACAAAGCCTTGAGCCAAAATGGCTACGGGCTGGGGAACTAGCACCTAGCTTTCTGTCTTGAGCCAAAATGGCTACGGTACTAGGCTATTTAATATGAAATAAATAAAAATTAATTATTTCAATTTTTTTTAATATGATATGTTTACATTTAGTTTGTTTAATTTAAAATTTATTAAATTGAATAAATATCTAAAAATATATTTTAAATTTATTTATATATCTTATATATATTATATATTTTTATTGATACTAATATAATATTTTAAATATAAAAATAAATAATATTAATATTATATAATTTATAAATTAATATTTGTAAATGCAGCTATAATTTTATCTTCAATATCTTCTTCATCCCAAGGACTGCATTCCACATTATTTAAAAACTCATTAACATTTTTACTGTATCGACGGTTTGCAATTGCTAACTCTATAATTTTTTTATTATTTCTTAATCTATAAGATACATATATAAAAGCTTCACCACAATTAGATACTGCTTTTTCTACTATAATGATATTATCTTTTAATCTTGGACTAGCATATTCTAAAGCGCACCCATTTTCTGAAACAGCCGTCATAACTACATCATAATCGTCTTTTAATTCATCCGCATAATATAATGCATTTCCTTTTTTTGCTACTGTTTTTTTTATAATTTTTTTATTATTTATTATTCTATATGTAGCATAACTTAAATGCCACATATTATGTGAAACTGCAAGTGTAATTAATGATTCATCTTCTAAAAATAAATCACTAACAAAATTTAATGCATTACCATTTTGTCTAATTGCTATTTCTACAATTTCTTTAATTCTTACAAGTCTTGGACTTGCAAATTCTAAAGCTAAACCATTCTGTGCAACTGCATTCCTAACAATATAATCGTCATCTTGAAGTCTTAGACTTGCAAATTTTAAAGCTAAACTATTCTGTGCAATTGCAGCCATAACAACATCATAATCATCTTTAAGTCTTAAAGATGCATATCTTAAATTATATCCAGACTTTGCAACTGATGCTGTCATAATTTTTTTATTATTTATTATTTTGTCAACTGCAAACTTTAAGTGCCATTGACACTGTGAAACAGCTAGTTCAATTAATGAATCATCTTCTAATAATAAGTCATCTACAAGTCCTAAAACATTACCATTTTGTTTAACTGCTATCTCTGCAATATGTTTATTATGAAGTAGTCTTGGACTTGCAAATTCTAAATTATAACCATTTAATTTTACTGCCATAATAACAATGTCTTCATTGTCTCTATATTCAAAAGTAGTATGTGCTAAAGACCTATTATTTTTAATTCTTCTAATAATTATTGGATCAAAATTCATAAATACTAAGGTTAAAGATGTCCCAATAGTAATTGTGTCATAATCTAAATCATCTATTTTAGTATATATAGTGTTAGTATCATCCAATATCTTATAGATATTGGGTGATAAATCTTCAAATAAAAGTCTAACTTTATTATAAGATAATGTTAAAGTTGTTGTTGTACAACATCTAAATAATTCCCCAGAACAGGAATACAAGTTAATTGTAGGCATAATGACATAATAATTATATTTAAATATAATTATTAATTATTTTTTTCAATTTTTTTATATATGAAAGATATATTAGATAAAAATGGGAAAGAATTAAATTTTTTAACTCAAAAACCTTATAGTGATAATTATAAAAAATTCGCTGAAAAATGGTCTCAATTACCAATGTATAAAGATGAAAAAAATATTAAAAATTTTTTGAAATTATTGGATGAAAAACAAGTTATTTTATTATCTGCCGGCACTGGTAGTGGTAAAACAGTTATTGTTCCTAAAATATTATTAAAATATATTATTACTAATGAAATAAATGGTATGATTGCTATTACTAATCCAAAAATTATTACTACTTTCTCTGCTGCTGAATATGGTGCTACAACATTAGATGTTAAATTAGGAGAAGAAGTAGGTTATAAACATAAAGGTTCTCCTGATGATTCAATGAGTCATCATACTAGATTATTATATTTAACTGATGGTTTATTATTTGCTCAAATAGCAAATGATAAATATTTAGAAAAATATGCAGGAGTTATTATTGATGAAGCACATGAAAGAAATATACAAATTGATTTATTATTAAAATTATTAAAAGAAGTTGTTTTACATAGAAAAGATTTTAAATTAATTATAATGAGTGCCACTATAAATTTAGAAATATTTAGAGATTATTATAATATTGATAATATTAAATATGGTGAAATTTCTATTTCTGGTGATCCTAATTATCCTATAACTCATAATTGGCTTGAGACACCTAAAGATTATATGAAATCTATATTTAATATATGTCAGACGCTACTACAATCTAAGAATCCACAAGATATTATAGTTTTTGTTCCAACAATTAAAGATGCTTTTAATGGTTGTAATGAAATGACCCTAAATAAAGATGTTTTTTGTGTTGAAATGTTTTCTCAAGTATCTCAATCAAATAGAGAATTAGCTAAAAGTAAAGATTTATATAAAGATTTAGGTTATAAAATTAAAATTGTATTTGCTACTAATGTAGCCGAATCATCAATAACTTTTGATGGATTAATTTATGTAATAGATACAGGATTAGAATTAGTTAAAGAATATAATGCTGAATATAATATGGATATTATAAAAAAAGATTATACTAGTCAAGCACAAATCACACAAAGAATAGGTAGAGTAGGTAGAACATCTCCAGGAATTGCTTATCATTTATATACTAAAGAATTATTTGATAAATTACCTAAATATCCAAAACCATCTATTTTAACAGCAGATTTAACTGATACTATATTATCTTTAATAAAATATAGTAAAAATAAAAATGATGCACTAACATTATTAAATGATTTAATTACTGTTCCATCATTTACACAAATAGAAACAGCAATACATAAATTAGAATTTACTAAATGTTTAAAATTAAATAGTGTTTTATCAAGAATAGGATTAAGTATTCTTAGATTTAGATCTACACATCTATTATCAGCATTAGCAATAATAATGAGTTATTATTTAAAATGTCAAGAAGAAATGATAATTATAATGGCAATAATGGAAATGACAGATGGAAATTTAGAACAGTTATTTGAATATAATAATGAAAAACAATTTACAAAATATATAACTCAATATAGTCATAATAATTCAGACCATTTAACAGCTTTTAATATTTATACTAAATTATATAGTCAGAATAAAACAAAGTATCTTAATTTTAAAATGTTTAATAAAATAAAAAATTATATTTTAAATTTAACAAAATATGCCCAATCTATTAAAATTAAAGATTATGATTATATGAATGATAAATATTTTATGATAAGTATTGAACCTTTTCATAAAATATCAAATAATATAATATATATATTGAGTAAATCTTTTGAATATAATTTAATAAAAAATAATAAAACTGTTAATTTTATAAACCAATCAACATCAAAATTTAAATTTGCTAAATGTACTAAACATGATGATAAAATAAAAACTGCTATATGTCATACTTTAATAAATACTTTTGGAAAAAAAATATTTTTAGGTATAACAAGTTATTAACTATTTTTATATATGAATGAATTTATAAAAAAATAAACCAACATATATTATAATAATAAATTAAATTTAGTTAGATGACTACTAGTTTTAATTTATTTATTTTTAATGAATTAATATCTTTTAATTCATTACAATGAGTTATTTCTATTTTTTCTAAATTAGAGAAATTTATTAATTTTTAAATATCTAAAATTATAAATAAAATTATAACTATTTTGGCTCAAGTTTAATTCTTATATAAGCTCAATTAGTTGAATAATACCCCTTTTCAGGCATATTGCTTCTTAGAAGTTAGACCCATCAGAAAATTTAGAAAACTATTTATTATCGGCTTGTTGATTATAATATTATAGAATTATTTAATATATTTATTTAATATATATATATATATGAATAATTATAAAGAAAAATATTTAAAATATAAAAAAAAATATTTAAAAATATCTAGGGGGGGGTCGAGTAATAATTTATTAGATATTGTACCTGATTTTAAGAAGTTTTTGTTTCCTATTATAATTACAACTACTGACTATAAAGACGCATTTGTTCCAAATCAAACATATGAATTTAAAAATAAAGACACTTATAAATATTATATGAATAATGTTTCTTTAAAGAAGTTAAAATTAATTTTTTCTGATTCAATTGACGATTTAACGTTTCCTTCTGATTTAACAGAACTTGAATTTGGTGATGAATTTAATCAACCTATTGCGTATATGGATCTATTACATAATTATGACCCCCCTTATTCTAAATTTTTTTTACCTAATACTATTACAACTCTTAAATTTGGTAAAACGTTTAATCAACCTATCGGTATATTATCTAACCCACCAATATCATACTTACCTGAGAGTATTAAAACTCTTGTGTTTGGTAATGATTTTAATCAAGAAATTGGTTCATCTATTATTATGACAGAATCTCCTATAATAAATAGTGATACATATTATTTATCAGATCAACCTGGAACACCTACTTTTTTACCTAAAAATTTACATAAATTAGTGTTAGGTTGTAATTTTAATAATAGATTATTTTGGCATCTTTTACGCTCTGAAGCTGTATCTTATTTACCTGATTCTATAGAAGAACTTGAGTTATTTTATTACGAATTAATGGAGGATAATAAAACAATTTTTTCTGCAAAAAAATCAATATTATTACCTAAATCATTAAAACAGTTAACCATAAAATATGATCCAATAACCACAAAATATAATCCAAATTTTTATTTAAAATTTAAAACAGTACTTGAACAAATTAGATTCTTAAAACCAACATTACAAATTATAGAATTAAAACCAAACTCATAAATAATATAATCTATATTATGTTTATAACTATTAATAAGGGTTTCGATAAAAATAAAAATTTTAAATTTTTATTTTTATCTTAATAATTAATTTAAAAAAAGCTTTGTTTTTTTAAATTAATTGTTTCTTTTAAATCAGAATTATGTGTATTCATCCATGTAGCTATTTTATCTAAATCTACACAAAAATTATATTTATTATCTCTATCATAAAAACTGAAAAAATCTTCAATAAAGTCATTGCTAATTTTACTATGACTTTTTACACATTTAAAATGCTGATTTTTGCAGCAAAAAAAAATAACAAAAGATGTAAAAATTTGGTTATAACCTATCGTGAAATAGGTATGAATAAGTTATTATTAATTATATCGCATAAAGCTTAACCTTTTGATAAGGGATTAACTAATAACAATTTAAGATTAAATCTTAATAAACTCATTAAAATAATATTTTTTTAAATCAAACAAAAAATTGGCGTTTTAAATCTCCAAAGGTATAAAAAAGAAAATAATTTGCGGGTTATCCCGCAAATCAATATTTAAATAATTTATAATATTTTTTTTTATAATATTATATTTATAAATTTTAATAAATGCTAAATATTTTTTTTTATTTTAGTTGACCTTTATATACATAGATTATAATAACAAATTAAATTTAGTAATATGACTAATAGTTTTAATTTTATCACAATATTTAATATTTAATAGTTTTAATTTATTTATTTTTAATGAATTAATATATTTTAATTCATTACAATGAGCTATTTCTATTTTTTCTAAATTGGGGAAATATGGTAGTTTTTGAATTTCTAAAAATGATAAAGTTAAATTAGATACATTAATAAAAGGAGATAAATCTGTAATTGAACGACAAGCATTTAAATTTAAAGATTTTAAATTCTTAAAATATAAATTATTATTTATAATATTAGAATTAAATGATATTACTAAATGTGATACATTAGTAAATGGAGATAAATCAGTAATTCCAGGACATGAATTTAATTCTAAAGATATTAAATTATGAAAATATATATTGCTATTATTATAAACATTACAATTAAATTTTAGATGATAACAATTATTAAATAATGATATATCATTTATACCATAACAATAATTAAATTCTAATGAATTAATATTATTTATAATATCTAAATTAGTAAAAGTAATTCTATAAAATGATAATGATAATTGTGTTAATGGATTATAAATAATATTATTTATAAGATTAAAAAAATCATTATCATTAATATATTTTTTTGAATAATAATATGATAATTTAACATATATTGTATGTTTTCTAACATGATTAAAATCTTTATTAGTTATAGTTAAATTTAACCAATCATGATTAGATATAAATGGTTTAATTATTAAATAAAAAAACATTATTATTATAATTATAATAATGTTTTTGTTTAAATTTTATTAAAATAAAATTTTAATTAAAAAAATATTATTATGATAATATTTTTTTGTATAAACTAATTAACTATAATTAGTTTATAGTTAAGATACTACAATTTGAGATATAAATTTATTATATTCAAAATCATGTCTATCTATTGTAGTATTTAATATTTTATTTAAATCTTCTTTATTTTTTAGATACAAATTATTTTCAGGAGGAAAAAAATTTAATAACCACCATTTAGTAGCATTAATTTGTTCATTTTTATACATATGATATTTATCACCAAAATAATTATTATCTTTAATATAAGTTATAATATCATTAATCATAATTTGTTGGGAATTTGCATGTCTAGTATTTATAAATTTGAATTGATTAAGAAAAGTTTGAGGTAATATTAATTTGGGAAACATATCATAAATATATGAATCTGGTTTTATATTAGATAAAATATATTCTAATAATTTAATGTTATCACTTAATATTTTATTATCCCTATCATATATAAAATCTTTACAAATAACATATTTGTCTGATTGTGTAGGTCTTGAGAAAAACGGTTTATATATATAATTAGTTTTATAACAACTTGTTAGTATATATATTAATTTTAAAGTTGGTAATGTAAATGTATCATATATTTTAAGAATAAAATGTCCTGATTGTTTTTGTGTTTTTAATGCAGCTATTATTTCTCCTAATAATAAAACATAAGATTCTTGTTCTTGAGATACTAAATCTTTCCATTTCATTTTACAATTTGCAATAATTAAATTAGCTAATGTTTTTAATTTACTAAATTCTTTTTTATATTGTGATATAGTTTTCATATCAGTAATATTATTAAATTCTCCTGTATAATTTTTAATTAATTTAGGATATTGTTTATTATATACACCTAATAATGATTGATTAAATTCAGTATTATTTTCAACTTCATTAAGTGCAACATTAAATATTCTATCTTTAGTATTTACTAATTTTAGTTTTTGTTTAAAATTAATTATACTATCAATTACTCCTATTGTATTATTACCTATTACAGCACATGTTAATTCATTATTATTAACCAAATCAAATAAAAAGAACATTTCCCATAACTCATAAAATGAAGATTTATCCATTTTTTTATTTAAATATTTTTCAGTTAATACATCTAAAGATTCATCATAATTGAATATTTTATATTCAAAAGGATTTATAACATAATAAAAATCATTTTGTGTCTGTAATTTATTAGTAATACTCATAGAGTTTCTTGTTCTATTTATAAAACTATGAAAACCCAAACTAATTAATGGTAAATTAATATTATTACTAATAATAGGATTAGCTTTTGGAATTTCTAAATTATTAGTATTATTAATTTTATATATATTGAATTGATACATTATTATAATAAAGAAGTTATTCTATATATATTTATATATCAATTTTTTTATATATAAAAAAAACAATTTATAATAAGCTACTACTAATCAAACTAACATCATATTTAGTTCCTATTTTTTCATCTGAAATATGATATAACATATTCTGTATAAATAGATTATTTTCTAATTCAGTATCTTTAATTATATTAGTATAAGTAGTCTCAATAAATTTATTATTGAGCCTTTTAAATCCTATCATATCTCTATAGTCTCCACAAGCAAAATCAAAACATTTACTATAATAACTATTAAATTTATTAACCATAGTTAATTCATCATCATTACTAGTAATTACATCATTTGCATTAGGTTTAATACCATTAGAATCAACATAACTAGATATGATAAATAATAAACTAGTTGTTATATTATCAAAAGTTTTTTTATATTTAGAACCTATTTGATAATTTGAAATATAGTATAACATATTTTGTATAAATAGATTATTTTCTAATTCAGTATCTTTAATTATATTAGTATATATTGTGTCCATAAAATTATTATTAATTCTTTTAAATGCTATCATATCTCTATAGTCTCCACAAGCAAAATCAAAACATTTTTTATAATATCTAGTAAATTTATTAGCCATAGTTAATTCATCATCATTTATAGTAATTATATCATTTGCATTAGGTTTAATGCCATTAGCATCTACATAGTTAGATAGAATTGTTAATAGACAAGTATTATCTATAGTTAGTTCATCATTCAGATGAATTATATCACTTGCATCAGGTTTAATGCCATTAGCATCTACATAGTTAGATAGAATTGTTAATAGACAAGTATTAGCCATTTAAATAACTAACTGTGATACATACAATATTTATATATATCAATTTTTTTTTATATAATTTAATATAATGAAAATAAATGGCTTAATAAATGGTCCTTATAATATAACAAGATTAGAAGGAACTATAAATAATATAAACAAAGTCTTATATATTTTTTCTGATGTACATTTAGAACCTTATGACCAAACAAATTGTAATATTGATGAAGCATTAGATATAGACCAATTTTTAAGTAAAACATTTTTAGAATTAGATAAACCTATTGATTTTTTTATAGAATTGGAGTATGAAAATATATCATTATATAAAGATGCAATAAAAGAAATGTATATAAGAAATTTACGTAATTTTTTTTCAAGAAATTTTGAAATAGATACTAATAAACAAGTTAAAAAATCATCTAAATATAAAAATGTAAGATTTCACTATGCAGATTTTAGATTTACTATTGATTATTTAAACAATTATATGTCATACATTATATTTAAATTTAATCAATTTGAATTTTTACGATATAGTAAAGGACAGCTTATGTATGATAAATTTTATTTAAATAATAATATTGAAAAAATAGATGAATTAAATAAATTAACAGATATATTAAAAATAAATTTTTATAAAAATTATTATGTTAATAAAATTGTTAATAAAATAAAAAATAATAATGTTAAATCTATATTACATAAATATTTAGACATATTTTATAATAATATTAAAAATACTAAAAAAATAATGAAAAAATATTATAATGAAATTATAAAAATTAATAAAAATTATAATAACATTAATGAATATAATGTTAATTTATTTATTAAAAAAGTTATTACACCTCAAATATTATTAAATGATAAATATACTTATGAATATAATTATATACAATCAATATTATTAATGGATATTTTTTTTCTAAGAAGATTTTTAGATAAAGATTATATTACTAATGCAATATTATATTGTGGTGGTTTACATACAATTGATATTATGTATATTTTAGTAAATGAATTTAATTTTAAAATAACCCATACAACTTCTAATATAGATAATATAAATAATAAAATTAAAAATAATAAATATAAAGATGTATTATTTAATGGTTTACAAACATTAATAAATGATAAAAAACGGGTTCAATGTTCAGATATTTCATCTTTCCCTAAAAATTTCCATTAGATATAATAAATATAAAAATTTATATTTTTCATTTCTTCACTTTGTCTAAACGATTATCAGTATGAACATAAACTATAAGTGCTTACATTTCAACGTCTGACTCCTGAGGGTCCACATCCTGAGGGTCCACATCCTGAGGGTCCACATCCTGAGGGTCCACATCCTGAGGGTCCACATCCTGAGGGTCCACATCCTGAGGGTCATAATATTGTGTATTGAGTTTAGCAAGTCATTCATTATAAAGTGAGTGTCCTAGAAATCCATTTATGATATTATTTCTTGTAATAGCCTGCAGATTTCTCCATAACTTGATGATTTTAAGGTTAACTTTTGGGACTTCTTGAGCCAAAAAAGCTATAAAAATATAAAGATTTATATGTGTTGCTTTTTACAACTTCAACGTCTCAGTCAAATCAATTGCCAGCACGTGGCACTCTTCCTGCTAGCCCCATTTTTCCCATTTAACGTCTGCCCTGGACAGCACATACCACCTTTCAGCATCCCATGCGGCTTGTGCCTGATGTGGGTCATCTACATACCTCACCTCACGTCTGACATCGCGGCACATCATACGGTAGCATCTGTGGCAGATCCAGTATCCCTTCTTTATGCACATCCAGTGCTTTGATTTTTCTCCATCACAAAGGTTGCAATATCCTTTGCTGTTGGACTCATCCTCTTGGTTGGTTTCATCATCTTGATAATATGGTTCTTCCACAGTTGGCACTGAATTGTGCCCAATGTTCTTCTGGTAGGGTACAAGACCGCGACCTGCACCACTGATACCGCCCTTGAAAAAAATCCAGGACTTCCTCACATGAGAAGGCTTGGTGCTTTTCTTATAAGACTTGGTCATGACTAACCAAACCTTCTCTAGAAAGAGCTTAAAAACTAGTGAGAAAGCCTTAAAACCTACTTGAGCCAAAATGGCTACGGTACTAGAATTTTTTAATTGGAATAAGTATAAAATAATAATTTCAATTTTTTTATATTTTTAATTTTTTATCAATTTTACTATAAAATTCTAATACTTCATCTTTAATAATAAAACTATTCATAGATATATCTTTAATTATTACATTATCTAAACTTGTTGTTCTTGATAAAGCTGTATATGCTTGTCCTGCTGCAAATATATCTCTACCAATATTAATTTCTATTGCATCTAATGTTGCACCTTGTGATTTATGTATTGATAATGCATAAGCTAACTTTACTGGCATATAACTAAAATACATTGTATTATCACATTCATAAATAGTTTTAAAATATGTAATATCTACTAATTTATTATTAACAGTTTTAATTGTCATAGAGTTATTATTTAATGATACAACAATACCTCTAGTTCCATTTACAATACCACTATCTTGATTAATATTAGCCGTAACAATAATTTGTGCATTTATACATATATTAATATTCTCAGGGATATCTAAACTTTTAATCCAATTTAATATTTTATCATGATTTTTTTTAATATCAGGTAATTTAATTTCAAAAGTTTTATATTTATTAGTTAATATTAATTTATTATATTCTATTTTATTAATTTTTTCAACATCAACATTTTTAGAATATAATATTGTAGGTTTAATATCTTCAAAATCTAATGGTCTATTACATTGTTTTAATATATTAAATATTTTTTCATCACATACTCCATATCTTAATGACCTTAATATTTTTTGAAATTTCTTATCATGTTCTTGTCTTACCATTTTACTTAAAAATATTGTTTTCATTTCTAATTTATTCCATATATCAGATAAAAAACAATATTCTCCATTAACTGGTTCTAATTGACAAAAATCACCACTTATAACAACTTGAAGTCCTCCAAATGCCTCTTTATCATATCTTACCAATGATAAATAACAAGATATTAATTCAAATAGATTTTTATCCATTAATGATATTTCATCAATAATTAATACTTGCAATTCTCTTATTCTTTTAACTATATGAGGTAATTTATGCCTATTATCTTTAAATAATTCTTGTGATGTTTTATTACCAAGACCAATTCCTAAATATGAATGAATAGTCCTACCACCTATTAATAAAGCTGCACTTCCTGTAGTAGCCGTAACACCAAATTTAATGTTATTTTCATTACAATATTTTATAATTTCTTTTATTAAAACAGATTTTCCCGTCCCACCAGGACCTGTTATAAATATATTTTTATTACTTTTAAAACTTTCTAATCCTAATTGTTGTTCTTCATTTAATATAATTTTATTTTTATTTTCATCTTTAATTTCATCTTTAATTTCATCTTTAATTTCATCTTTAATTTTATCTTTAATTTTATCTTTAATTTTATCTTTAATTTTATCTTCATCTTTAATTTTAGTATTTTCTGTAATTTCTTTTTTTAAATCATTATATGATTCAATTGCTATAGAATCAATAAAATTAGATTGAGTATTTGTTTTCTTATCAATATAATTAGATATATCCTTAACAGATAATTTAATTTTATTAGAAACTAATTCAATATCAAAATTATAAATATCAATTAAATCATGAGAAAGTGATAATAATTTAGATTTAATTGCAGATTTAGTTCTTTTATATTTTTGTTCAAGTTCATCAAATAAAACATTATTATGGAGATCAATAATTATATTTTTAATTTCTAAATTATTCCATTTTTTACCATGATTATCCATTGATTAATAATAATAATAGTTATTAAATAATAATTATTATTATCAATTTTTTTCTTTATACAAATATTCATTAGCTAATTCTTGTCCTAAATTAGTCTCTACATTAGTTAAATTATCATTACCTTTAGATATATTATCTAATAATCCTAACATTTTAAATAACATTGATAAATCTTCTTTTTTACATACTTTTTTAACTAAAAATGGATATTCTTGATAAAAAGTTGGATATGTTTCTATTATATATAATTCAGATGCAAAAGCATCATCTTTATCTTTAACATATTCTAAAATAATATTAACATAAAATTTAACTAAATCAATATTAAAGTTAGTTCTAACAGGAGTTGACATTATATATAATTATAATTAAATATTTTCTAAAACTAAATTTATTAAAATATTTTTATTATATTTTTCAGGTAATGTTATATTAAGTTTATTACATAAATCTATGACTTCATTAATTCTCATTTTAACTAATTTAGTTTTATTAATATTAATGTCTACATTATTTAATTGTATTGTTTTAATATTATTATAATAAGTTATATTATCTAAAATATGACTTATATCATTATAATTAAAAATTTTTTTATTATTATTCATAATTGGTTCCCAAAAATCATCATATTTATTTAATATAATAATACTATGTGTTTGATTAATAAAAGTAGAATTATAAGTTATATAAAATTTATCAGAACTAATATCACATATTAAAATAGTATAATTTAATATATCTGAAATGTATTGTAAAATATTTATATTAGGTAATATTTTTAATTGTTCTCTAAATTCACTTTTATCTATTTTAAAATATAATTTAGATTTTGAATATTTATCAATTAAATCATTTTTAAATTTATTTATTAACGCAATTTCATCATCAAATATTACATTACTATTTAATAATGTTAATATTGACATCCAAAAACTTATATTATTATTGTTATCATATGTTTTAACACCATATCTGTTATAATCCTTTAATTTAGATAAAATATTAGGAGGGAAACTAAAATTAATTGTATTTAAAATAGTTTGTTTATATGAAAAAGTATTATTACATAAATATTTAATAATTAAATCATATGAGATTTCCATTAATAAGAATTAACATTATATCTTTACATATATAAATATCAATTTTTTTGAATCCATATTAAGTCTTTATCTAATTTATTATATAATTTTTCATTAGATTTATTTAATGTTCTTAATGCATTTATATGTCTTAAGATTTTAAGTTTAGATATGTGTTTTAATGCTTGAATTCTTGTTTCATAACTATTAGATAATTTATATCCAAACTCTGATAATAAACCAATATCAGACCTAAAAAGTATATTAAAGTATATTAAATAAATTATTTAAAGATATATTATGATATAATATTGGGTTTATAGATTTACCCTATAAAAATCTAAGTGCATAATCAGTGAGTTCAT